TTACGACTTTCTCGTAAGAGGTGGAAATGTTCTGGGTCTAAATCAAGACGTTAATAGGAACTATTATGACACCCACTACCAAGTTAGAGGCAATTAATATCATGTTATCGACTATCGGGGAAAGCCCTGTAAATAGCCTACAATCTGGCTTGGTCGATGCAGAACTAGCTGAGACAATCTTAGAAAACATAAGTAAGTCGGTACAAGCAGAAGGATGGAATTTTAATCGTGAACAGCGATTAGAGGTTTCCCCTACTGTTGCTGGTGAGATTGTTGTCCCACTAAACACATTACGAGCTGACGCTTCACTGGTCACAAATAGTAAGGACTTAGTTCAGCGTGGCTCACGAATGTATGACAAACAAAAGCATACATACAATATAGGCGAAGCAGTAAAGCTTGATTTAATAATCGAATTAGACTTCACCGAATTACCAGAAGTAGCAAGGCGCTATATAGCTATAAAATCTGCACGAGTATTCCAAGATCGTGTAGTAGGCTCAGACGCTTTACATAGCTTTACTATGCAAGACGAAGCTTCTGCTTATTTTCAATTAAAAGATTTTGAACTTGATACTGAAGATTATAACATCATGGATAATTATGACGTTTATCGGGTTCTTGATCGCACAGGATACGCGAGGTCTGTATAATGTCTTTAATCAGTCACTCTGTTCCTAACCTTATTAATGGTGTATCACAACAACCGCCTTCACTACGCTTAGAGACACAAGCAGAATTACAAGAGAATGCAATGTCTTCCGTTGTGAAAGGTTTAACTAAGCGCCCTAGCTCTGAGTACATTGCTGACTTAGGCTCTATTGCAAACATAGATAACGCTTTCATACACGATATTCGTAGGGACGAGAATGAATACTATACTCTGATAGTCACTACATCAGATATTAAAGTTATAGATAAAGACGGTACTGAGCGTACTGTCTCAAATAACCAAGCTAGTTACTTAACTGGACTTACTAATCCTAGAGAAGAGCTAGCTGCTACTACTGTGGCTGATTATACATTCATACTAAACAAAAATGTTGTAACCAGTGAAGCCACTACGACAAGTCCCACAAGATATAAAGAAGCTTTGGTGTATGTGAAGCAGGGTGACTACACCACAAACTATAAAATTCATATTACCAAAAGTGGAACTACTTATACACGATCTATAGAAACAATGGGTTCTACCCAGCCTGATGATGCCACAGCTCGTACTGCTGAACGCTCAATCCAAACAGATCGTATTGCTGAGAATCTAATGTTCTCCAATGCCGTGAGCGCGACTTACTACGGAGGCTCTTCCCCAGCTCTTACAGTTCCAGGAACTACCTTCACTCAGTATGGTAACGTAATACATGTTGTATCTACTGATAGTGTGGATTTTCAAATTGAAGTAGAAGATTCACGAGGCAATAATGATATATTTGCTTTTAAAGATACTGCTGCTGATTTTAAGAAGCTACCACCCTCGGGTCCTGATGGCTTTGTTATTGGCGTAGTAGGAGCAAATGATAAAGGACAAGATGATTACTATGTACGCTTGGAAGCGAATACGACAGGTGGTCAAGTATGGAACGAAACTCTAAAGCCAGGTGTAAAGACTAGCATCAGCGCCTCTACAATGCCTCATAAGCTTGTTAGTAATGCAAATGGTACGTTTACCTTTGATGTAGTGGATTACAAAGATAGGGCCGTAGGGGACGATGAAACCAATCCTTTCCCTAGCTTTATTGGACTACCCTTATCTGACATATTCTTCCATAGAAACCGACTAGGTGTTCTAGCCGATGAAAATGTAATCTTATCTGAAGCAGGTAAGTTCACTGAATTTAATTTCTTTAAACGAACTACCTTAACTCTATTGGACACTGATCCTATTGATGCTGCTGTATCGAATAATAAGGTTTCTATACTCAAACATGCTGTACCCTTTAATGAAAGCTTATTGCTCTTCTCTGATCTTACTCAGTTTAGAATGTCGGCCCAAGACTTACTTACACCTGAGACTGTAGCGATTGACGTTACAACTCAGTTTGAGGCTTCTTTGAAAGCCAAGCCTGTAGGTGCAGGACGTTATGTCTTCTTTGCCACTAACCGAAACGAATGGGCAGGGGTGCGAGAGTATTATGTAGAAACTGATGCTGCTGTAGATGATGCTGCTGATATAACAGCTCATGTTCCAGAGTATATCGCAGGGACCATTACCAAGCTTGAAGCAAGTTCTAACGAAGATATTTTATTAGCTTTATCATCAGAAGACCCAAATGCAATCTATGTGTATTCATATTACTGGCAAGGTCAGCAGAAGCTGCAATCAAGCTGGTCACGATGGACGTTTGAAGGAACTGTACTTAACATGACCTTTAACAAATCGTACATAGACGTACTGTTAAAGTATACTAATACTAATGGTTCCACAGTTACTCTTGAACGTATTAACCTATCCACTGACGTAGCTACTTCTATTACTACAAAGCAACATGGAGTGCATTTAGATCGTAGACAGGTATGGGGAGCAGGAGGTGTAGCTACATTACTAACTGATCCTGACCCTGAAAGTGGTACTGATCTTCTTTATATTTCACAAGATGGCGGTTTCCTAACTCAGACTGAAGCTCAGGCTGAAGTAACTAATGGAGGCACAGTATTAGTAGGATGTCCATTTACATTTAAGTATCAACTTTCTGAGCAAATGCTGAAGAGAGAGAATGATGTAATTAAGGGACGCTTACAGTTACGCAACATGACTTTAACTTATAGTGACTCTGGTTATTTCAAAGCTAAAGTAAAACCAACAGCAAGAGATGAAGTAGTGAACGAGTTCACAGCTTTAACATTGGATGCTTCTACAACCTTATTAGACCAAGTGTCTATACTTACAGGCGACTTCAGGTTCCCAGTATTATCTCAGGCGAAAGAAGTTGACATAACTATTGAATCAGACAGTTTCCTACCCTGCTCTTTCCAGAGCGTAGATTGGGAAGGTTACTTTGTAACGAGGGCTAGACAGGTATGATGCCATATTATCGTCCAGCCACTTTGGATGATATACATGAATTAGCCCCTAGAATGAGAAAGTCAGACGTAGAAGAGATAGACGCAAGCTCTGGTGTAGAGCCAGCTCAAGCCTTGTTTCTGTCTCTTCTCGCTGGTGCTGAAACAAATAGTATAATTGCCGAAGATGGCGAAGTTATAGGTATGTTTGGAGTTGTTCCATCCGCAGATCCCTTAATAGGTATTCCGTGGATGTTAGCCTCTGACAGACTACCAGAAGTTAAAAGAGAGTTCTTACCCCAATCATTAGAGTGGGTGAAAGAAATTAATAAGCGTTTCCCTGTGCTACTCAATTACGTTGATAAGCGAAACACTAAAGCAATCCGATGGCTACGCTATCTAGGCTTTAAGTTCCCACAATTAGTTGACGAGTTTGGTGTAGGAAACAAACCATTTTATGAATTTGTGAGGATAACTAATGTGTGATCCAGTTACGTTGAGTGCTATTGGCTCTGCTGGTTCTGCTGCTGTTGCAAGCTTAAGCACTGCTAGCGGCCTTACTGCATTAAAAATTGGTAGTGCAGTGGTAGGCCATATGTCTGAAGCTGACGCAGCTCGTAGAACTAATCAGCGAAATGCGGAAGCTAGGAAAGCAGCTACAGAAGCTAGGGATAACCAGATTCGAGCGCAAGCTCTAAAAGAATCCCAAGAGAAAGCTGTATTACAGCAAAAGAAAACAGATAAAAGTATTGAGGCAATGAGATTGTCTTCTCGTGCTGCCTTGTCTGCTGGTGAAGCAGGTGTAGGAGGTGCGGTAGTAAATGCGATTATGTCTCAGTATGAGCGTGATCGTCTAACAAATAACACCAATGTTGTATCCGATATGGAAGCTTTAACGTACCAAGGAACCTTGGATCGTAAGTCTATTGCTGCACAAGCGCAAAGCCGTATCAACCAATACCAGCCCGTCCAAGGGCCAAACCCATTAGCTCTAATGACCAAGATCGGCATTGAGAAAGCCGAAGGTGACCTTAGAGAAAATTATTAGAGGAATAGTATATGGCTACTAAGCGTGTACAAGTCGAAAGGTTGCGACCACAGACTACTCAAACAGTCTTTAATCGTCCTGTAGACACTTTTGTTCAGCCTGC